TCAGGGAGCCCCTCGCGGCAACGAGGGGCCACCCGCCGCGTTTCCTTGCGATTTCAGATTCGCCGTACTTGGCGCAGTGCCGCTGCTCCAGACATTGTCGGCCTTGCTTGCCTCCGGGGCACGCTCCGCCGCCTCGGCGCGCCCTCCCTGCGACTTCGGCCCGTCGAGCGACCGGCCGACCGCATCCCACGCTACGTAGAAACCTTTCTCCACCATCGACCGGCACAACTCCGCCGGCATATCGAGGCGCGTGCCCTGCTCGCTGTAGCACTGGCAGCGCGCCTTGGTCGAGATGCACGCCGCCGGGTAAGGCGCACGCACCGGCCGCACCACCTCGTCGTAGACCGGCGCCGTATAGGCGAGCCCCGCGATCCTCGGCTGCTGCTGCGCCACGTACGCCGTGGTACTGAGCTTTCCGGATTCGGTTGCCGGCGCCGAGATCGCCTTACTCGCTTCGCCCTTCGCGCCGGCACCGACCTTCGGCTTGCCTGCACTCTCCCACCAGCGCGCCACCGACCAGATGCACACCCCGATAAGAACGGGCGCGAGCAGCAGCAACCACACCCGCGCCGGCACCCGACGCTTATGCGTATGGATCTCCGCGGACTGATACGCCGCGAACATCGCCGCCGGGTAGGTCCACTCGTGCCGGATCGAGTCCTCGCGCGACTTGTCGCACTCGTCGCGCACTTCGCCCCACTCGTGGACCGTGGCGCGCTGCATGCCGAACGTGCGTACGACATGGAAATGCCGACCCACCAGGCGCCGCACATTCGCATCCAGCAGTTTCGGGTGCTGGGTCACGAGCACGAGATCCAGCCCCTTGTGCCGATGGGTTTCCAGCTCCGCCACGTGCACCGGCACCTGGCCGCCAGTCCCCCTCGGCCGGAAGATGCGCTGCGCTTCGTCGATCACGACGATCGACCCGGCCGGCAGCTTGTACCAGTCCGTTCCGTCCTCGAGCTCAGCCCACGGCAGACGCAGGTCCTTGATGCCGGAGAAGTACACCGAGCGCTGCTCGCGCTCTGCCCACTCCTTGACCATCTGAAGCGTATAGAGCGTCTTCCCCGCCCCTGGCTGGCCGGTGATGATCGTGATCATTTGACGATCATCTTGGTCAGCTTGTCGGAGGTAAGGCCAGCGAGCACGAGGCGCGCAGCGTAGGCCGAGAAGATGATGGAGACGGCCACGTCGACCTTGAGCAGCGCCATGATCGTGACGATTGTCGCGGGCGCCCCCGACAGGAGCCCCATGACCTGGCTCTTCAAGCTATCCATGAGCACCGACAATCCCGAATACGACACGTAGCCGATCGACAGCGCAATCAGCACGCGACCGACGATCGAGCCCGCGACCTGGACCAGACCACCAATCAAAGCGGCGACGAATAGAGGCATGGCTCAGTCCTTTCCGAGAACCACACGCACGGCGAAGATCAGCGCAAAGGCCACCACGATCGAGCCCATGATCGACAGATACTGATTGAGGCTCGACCAGGGCAGGACGACGGATGTCCCCTTGTAGACCAGCACCGTCTGATCCGAGAGGCCACCGCTCGGCAGGAACGGCGCCTGGCTGATCGTCCCGGACATCGAAACGCTGCTCCGGTTCGCAAGAGCTGCAGGATTCGATGACGCCGCAGGATCGTTCCCCGCGATGATCTGGTTCGCGAGATCGCTTTGCGGGCTCGTCTGATCGAACAACTGGCAATTGCGCTGGTACTGGTCGCGCGCGATCGCGCACTGCACGGCGTCGCCCTCGCAGGTGAACCCGCCGCAGGAGCCTCCCCAGGAGGAGTTCTTGCAGATCGGGCTATTCGGGTTCTGCTCGCAAAACTTCGTGACCTCATCCTTGCGTGTCGGATCGTTGCCGGAGACGGTTGATGTTTGTGTCGTCGTGCCCGTGGTCGGCGTCCCGCCGCCAGCGGGGGTGACCGTGGTCGTCGTGCTCGACGTGGTGGTCGCCTTCGAGCCGTCGTCCGTGGTCGTCGTTGTGGTGCTCGTCTTCGTCGTCTCGCCCGTGGGGCTAGTCGTCGTCGTAACGTTTGTCGACGTATTGCTCGCCGGGTTGCTCGAGGTGCACGGCAGGCACGTAGTTTGTCCGTTGACTGTCCCAGGACAGGTGCCTGCCTTGCAGCTGAGCGTTGGCGCGCCCAGTGTCGCGACGGCTGTCGATCCGGAGCAGAAGTTCCCCGTCTGGTACCAGACGCCGCAGATCTTCTGCACCCCGTCCACCGCGCACTGGTTCGTCGCCGTGATGATGTTCGATTCGCACGATCCGATGCAGACCGTGCCAGGCGACTGGTTCGCGCCGATGTAGCCGATCCGCTCGACGTTCGGCGCGCAGTTCTGCGTGCAGGCGCCGTTGTACATCGAGTACCCCGAATTGCACACGCAGCTCGTCCCATTCCAAGTGCTGTTCGCCGGGCAGGAAGGGATCGCGACGCACGTGGTCACCGTGATGCCGTCGGCGTCCGGTGCGCTCGTCGTCTCCTGGTAACCGGAATTGCACGTGCAATTTCCACCGCTCTCCGTGCTGTTCGCCGGGCACGACCCCGGCGTCGAGAGGAAGCCGTAGTAGTAGCTCGACCAGGTGAGCGGCACGCCGAGCGCTTCGCGGCAGTAACGCGGATTGGGCGGACAGGTCCACCCCTGCGGGCACTCGTAGTTGTAATCCCGCGGTGGGGAGAGGCTCGCGCCGTACGCCTTCATCCCGACGTTGCACGCGATAGCCTTCGTCGCGTAATACCCGGTGACGCAGAACGATCCGCCATAGTTAGCCGTGCACCAGGCCGCAGCCGGCTTTGGAAACGCCGCGTTGGCATGCGGACCGAATGCGAGCCACGCAAGCGCGAGGAGGACCAGCCCGATCACCACCCCACGCGCTACGCGCTGAAAATCAACCATGCTGCAAGCACCATCGCAACTAAAAGCCACAGACCCATGACACGCTCCCGAGAAAAAAGAAGCGGGGGCGAACCTTCCGCCCCCGCCCGAAAAAGGTCAGGCGCTTACATCGCGCGCCGGACCCACTTGAACACCTTGATGCCGACCATCACCAGCAGCACCGCCGCGCCAATTGCCGCGATCGGGGCCGAGGCGAGGCCGATTTCCGTGACAACCGCCGTAACATCCGGGGCGTCAGCGAAAGCCTGCGCGCTGGTCAGAGCACCAAGGGCCAGAACGGTCTTTTTCATCGCCGTTTCCCTTAGAGAGTGGTTAGAAAACGGATCAGTTGGCGACTGACCCACCCCACGGCAACGAGCCCGATCATTGCGACCGCGAGCGTTGCCGCGTCCGCCGTGCTCATCCGGAAAGGCTCGTGCACCGCCAATGCCTCTGCCCCGGACAAGACGACAAGACCGCAGGTGGACGTATCCGCAGGCTGCGGATTCGCCACCTTGATTGTTCCGTTCTGTTCCTGCGTAACGCAGAGCACTTCAGATCTCCACGTCCAATGAACCTGCCCCGGCGAGCGCTGCGCCGCCGGAGTCGAACCATGCCTTCAGGCGCCGCGGCACGCCTTCGCGCCGCAGTTCCAGCAGCACCCCGAGATCTCCGCCGGCTTCGCGCAGCAGCACGTTCAGCGTGCGCCCCGCAGCCATTCGCACCCACCTGGCCGCCGCCGTGAGGCTCACCGAGGCGCCCCGCGCGATCGTCGTGATCCGCTCGGCGTACAGGGACAGTGGCGCGAAGAACGGGAACGCCCCGGCCAGGAACCGAACCGGGTCCGTCACGATCTCCCAGGGGATCACCCGGTCCTTCGCGTGCAGCTCGACCTCGGCGCGCACCCAGCGCGAGGCCGCGTCGCCCAATGCCTTGCCTTTCTCGTAGATCCGCGCGAGCTTGCCGCCCTCGCGCGTGCCTATATAGAGAGTGCAACCGTCCCCGCTGCCGCAGTCATCGACAACGCGGGCCTTGGGGGGCCGGCCACGTGTCTTAAACGCACCATCGCGCCACGCCTGGAGTCCGCGCTGAACGTCCAGCGCCTCGCCGTCCTTGTCGTCGGCGGCAACGTCAACCCGAGTAACTCGAGCACCCAGAGACTCGGCCCATGCGCGCACTCGAGCAAAATCCGCAATTCGAGCGCATCCGGCGCCGTTGATAGATACAAGAACCGTCCCACGCTGTGCATCTCCACCGCAAGCGACGATGGCGAAGCCACCCACGTCGTAGCTTCGCGTGTAGCCGAAGATGCCCCGGCCGCGCTCCTCCGCGGTCGAACCGAGCACCAGGCAGACTTCGCGGAGGATGTCATCGGCGCGACCGTTCGGGACCGTGAAGCTGAGGTAATCCACCAGCACGGGAAGGGAAAGAGGACTTTCCCCCCGTATTACTGACCGGGGGGAAGCCATCTCATGCCGCCCTGCGTTGCGGACCGCCCTCAGGCACGAGCTTCACGCGCCCGAGCTCCAAGCGCTTGAAATCGCCCACGTACACCGACCGCAGGTCCAGCGTGTAGAACCCAGGCGCGTACGCGGGGGCGTCCCGGTCGAGCGGGATCGAGCAGGCGACCGGGTACTTGTGCGGCCGGCCACTCTCGTCCAGCAGGTGCGCGTACGCCGCCTGGTCGCGAATCGTCCAGTTCTTGCCGTTCTTGCTGCCGGACCGCTCGTCGACAGTGGTGCTCACTACTTCAATGCGAATCAT